ATTATAGGCGACCCTACAACCGGAATAAGTAAAAAAATTACGCTTTCACAAATGGCGTCTTTGTTTACAGGTACAGTTGAAGAATATGCAAACCTTGCGTCATTCCCTATCACAGGCGTTGCAGATACTATTTATGTGGCTAAAGATACAAACGTTATTTATAGATGGGATTCTACTGCCTATGTTATATTATCACCTAACATTATTAATTCATTAGTATTTAGTGATGCAAATGGATTTGACGGAACTATCACTTTAGTTGGTTCTGTTGCAACATTATCAATTACAACTGCATTAACTTTAGGTTCAGTTCCTTTTATTGGTGCTTCAGGCGCTTTGACACAAGACAATTCTAACTTATTTTTTGACGATACTAATAACAGATTAGGAATAGCTACTGCATCACCGACAACTGCTCTTGATGTTTTCGGTTCTGGAATTATAGGTCGTTTAAATGCTACTTCTACAAACAATGCTTATTTAGGTTTTGCATCTAACGGAACAAACAAATGGAGTGCAGGTAATGTACAAAGCGACCATAGATTTAGAATATTTAGCGAAGCAAATAGTGCTGAATTAATTACAATTTTACAAACAGGGGAATTTGGTATTGGTATTGCAAACCCAACAACAAAGTTTCATATTGACGGCGCTGCAACTGCATTGATTGCTAACTTAGACGCAAACGTTTCTGTTGCAAAAAGTATTAGTTTCCGTTCTGACAATAGTTCAAGAATAAATTTAGAAGTAAGTGGCACAGAATCAGGTTCAAATGCAGGTGCTGATTTATTTATAAGAACTTTTACAGATGCAGGTTCATTGATTGAAACGCCTTTTTCAATAGTTCGTTCAACAGGAGTAACAACAATAAAAAGTTTAACACTTACAAATGTATTATCAGTTGCAAATGGTGGCACAGGTTCAGCTACACAAAATTTTGTTGACTTAACAACAACACAAACAGTTGGTGGTTTAAAAACATTTAGTTCACAAATAACTTCTTCTGTTGGTAATTCAGGAACAATATTAAAAAATATATCTGCAACAACAGGTTATCAAGTTGGTATAGATTTAAGAAATACAGGTGGAATAGCACAATTTGGTATAGAAAGTAGTGTTGGTGGTACTTTTGTAACAGGTTCTACTGCTTACGCTTCTATTTTTGGAAGTGGCAATGCAACGGCGACAGAAATACAAACAAATGGTACTGTAAGATTATCAATTTCTTCAACAGGTGTATCAAGTTTTAAAAATAATGTATCAGTAACAGGAACTTTATCAACAAATGACTTAGCATTAAGCAATATGTCTTTTAAACCAAATAATATAGATAATACTCAAGGAAGTTGGTTAATACAAGAAGGCAAAGAAGATTTATATATTATAAATCAATTATCAGGTAAAAAATATAAATTTAACTTAACAGAAATATAATGGCATACGTAGTTACAAACAATCCGTGGACTTCACAATTTAGTGTTGGTATTGGAACAGAAACACCTTCAACTATATTAAATATAGCATCAAGTTCACCAATAATAAGATTAAATCCAACAACACAAAATAATAATACTTCAATTGAATTCGGTGTATTAAATAGTGGTATTAATGCTTACGCTAAAATAGATGCAACTAATGTTGTAAATTATGATACTAATTTAAGATTTTTTACAAATATACCGGGTTCAAGTACTCAAGTTGAAAGAATGCGCATTGGGTATAATGGAAATATTGGCATTGGTACTACATCACCTGATGATTTAATTGATGCTACATTAGGGTTATCTGTTTATAGTAGTACAGGTAGAGCAGGAATTGCAATATCAGGAAATACAACTACTGCTGATGAAGTTTTAGGTAGATTATCTTTTAGCAATAATAATTCAACTAATATAGGAAATAAAAGGCTTGCATATATATCAGGTATTAGAGGTACAAGTAACAATAGTGCCTATTTAGAATTTGGAACTGCTGATAATACAACAGGTACACAAAGAATGGTTATTACACAATCAGGTGGTGTTGGAATTGGTACGTCAGCGCCCGGCACATATAAACTAAATGTAAATGGTACTTTTTATTCAGCAGGTTCATCATTAGAATATAAAACAGATATTTTAACATTTGATGCTGATACAAATAAAATATTAGAATTAAGACCTGTAACTTATCAATATAAAGATGAATATAAACATTTAGGTAAAGAATTAAAATCAGGTACTCAAATAGGTTTAATTGCTGAAGAAGTAACTGAAATATTTCCTGAATTAGCAATATTAAAAGAAGACGAAGATGGACAAATAAGAGTGCGAAATGTAGATTATGAAAAATTATCAATCTTACTTTTATGTGAAGTTCAAAAATTAATTAAAAAAGTAAATCAATTACAATATAAATAATATGACAGAATATAAATGGCAAATAAGAATTCTTAATTGTGTTCCAAAAAATGGAAAAATGATTGATATTGTTTCAGTAATACATTGGACAAGATTAGCAGATAATTTTTTAGGTGCTGAACATTTACAAGTTTCAATATATGGAACTATGAATTGCGGTCAACCAAGTGAAACAGACTTTACTGCATATCCTGATTTAACTTATGAGCAAATATGCGAATGGTTAGACGCAGGTTTAAATGTTGCTGAATTAGATGCTAATTTAGATTCTCAAATAGAAAACATAATAAACCCGCCAATAATAACATTGCCTTTGCCTTGGGTTAAATAAAATAACTATATTTGTAAATAAAAAAATAAACATTATGATTACTTTGAACGAACAACAATTAAAAGAACTAAACCAATTTTGTCAAGAACTTCCAACAAAATACGGAGTGCCTTTATTACAATGGTTTAAGCAAATTCAAGACGAACAAGCGCCAAAAGAAGAAAAAAAAGACTAAATGACACCGCATAGCAATCAAGCCGACATAGGCACAGGAATAAGCGTTTTAAGCGCTATTGTAAGTATTTCAACAATTCAACCGGTTGTCACATTATTTGCCGGTTTGATTGCTATTATTTCGGGTATAATGGCGATTCGCTATTATTACAATGCAACTAAAAAAGTAAAAAATGACTAAAAATATTGTGATTGCAGTCTTATTGGTTGTTGTTGCTTTATTTTTATTTACAAACCCTTCGTATAAAGGCGCTTCTGTGACCATTGTACACGATACAGTTTACCAACAGAAAACTTTTACCCAATTTAAAAAGGGAAAAGATATACATTCATATATCATTAAGACGGATTCCGTACAGATTCCTGTACACGATACAATCCGCATTTTATCCGATTATACCCGCAAATATGCGTATTCAGATACGATTCGTTTTGATACGAATAGTGTCGTATATATTCAGGACACAATAAGCCAAAATAAGATTACCGGACGTTCAGTTGGGTTAAATATTGCTGAAAAAACTATATATGTTACAAAGACAATACAACCAAAAGACAGAACTGCCATTTATTTCGGATTTTTAGGCGATTTAAGACAGGATAACAAACAACTTGGTGTTGGTGTTGGCATAGCAATTAAAACGGCTAAAAAAGGCATTATTAATGCAAATGCAACAACTAACGGTTATTCTTTGGGATATTATTTAAAATTCTAATATGCGTCAATTCTTTACAGAAGATAACAACCGTTTTAGTATGAAAAGACTTTGCGGTTTTTTGTGTACTATTTCCCTTTGTGCTAAATTGATACATACACCGACAGAAGCATTGGTTTACACCGTTGGTGCTTTGGCAGGTGCAGCTTTTGGTTATACAATGGCTGAAAAAATATTTAAAAAGGACTAAGAATGAAGGACGAAAAAACCCTTGAACGAATTAAATTACTTCACCCTAAATTAAGGGACGAAGCAATTGAAATGTACGACGAAATTATTGCCGCGCTTACAGGAAATGCAGCGTGTCGTTTTGCTTACACATTAAGAACATTCGCAGAACAGGACGGATTGTATGCGCAAGGTCGTTCTAAGCCGGGCGCAATTGTAACAAATGCAAAAGGCGGTCAATCATATCATAACTACGGTTTGGCAATAGATATTGTTTTATTGTTGGATACAGATAAAAATGGTAGCTTTGAAACTGCAAGTTGGGATACCAAAACAGATTTTGACAAAGACGGAAAATCAGATTGGATTGAAATTGTCAATATTTTTAAAAGGTACGGTTATGAATGGGGTGGCGATTGGAAATTTTTAGATTTGCCACACTTTCAAAAAACATTCGGAAAATCAATAAAAGAACTGCAATTATTGCATTCACAAAATAAAGTTGACAAAAACGGATTCGTACTAATTTAAACCAAATATGACAAACACAAACCTAAAAACAAAACGCCGCAGATTATTTTTTGATATTGAAACTTCACCGAACATTGGTTTGTTTTGGGAAGCCGGCTACAAAAAGAACATTGATTATTCAAATATAATACAAGAACGTGCGATTATCTGTATCTGTTATAAGTGGGAAGACGAAAAAGAAGTTTATGCGCTTAATTGGGACGCAAAACAGAATGACAAACGTATGCTTGAACAATTTATTGAAGTTGCAAATGTGGCTTCTGAATTGGTCGGTCACAATGGGGACAAATTTGACTTGGCTTGGATACGAACAAGGTGTTTGTTTCACGGTATATCAATGTTTCCAAAATATACAACCATTGATACGTTAAAAGTTGCCCGTCAAAAGTTTAGATTTAATTCTAATAGGTTGAATTACATTGCGGATTTCTTAGGTTTAGGTCAAAAGATAAAAACCGAATACAGTCTTTGGAAGGATATACTTTTACATAAAGACAAGATTGCAATGGAAGCAATGCTTAAATATTGCAAAAAGGACGTTGTTTTACTTGAAAAAGTATTTAAAATATTAAACAACCATATTGAACCAAAAACGCATTATGGCGTTATATTTGGACAGGACAGGGGTTCGTGTCCTGAATGCGGTTCAGACGATTTAATTAGAAATAACAAAGTTGTCACCGCAACAGGTTTAACCCGTATTCAATATAAGTGCAAAACTTGTAATAAATTTCATTCAAAAACTGACAAATAAAATGAGTAAAATACTATATAATATTATTGATGATTTGTTGGCGCGTGAAGACAAGGGTTTAAAGGAATACGGTACGACAATGGACAGAACGGATTTATCAGAATTGGATTGGTTACAACACGCCTACGAAGAAGCTTTGGATTTAAGCATATACTTGAAAAAACTTATAAATATCAAAAAAAATGAAAATGCCAAAAGGATTCAATAAATGGACATTGCCGCAACAGGAAGAATTTTTTACTAAAAAGCTTCAGGAATTATACGATATTGAAAAGGAAATAAGACAAACATTGGCAAAGATTCGCGGCGGTAATAGAATTGATTTTAAGGAAATAGAACGTCCGGACGAAATCGCTTTAAAAGGCTTATAATGACCGAAGACAAACCAAATACCGAACCCGAAGTTACTGAAGAAGCCATTGAGTGGGAAGAAGCAGAAACAACAACGCGCAGCGATTTAATCAGTTGTGCGTATTATGCATATAGTGCAGTTGAAGATATTGATTTGACATTGCTTTCAAAGATTGAAGCAAACAAAATACGTCGTATTAAAAGACAATCCTTAGACATTATTGCCGAAGTTATTGGCGAAATGCACGCAGAAATATTTGATTTAGGCGAAGAATAGCCGTTTATCAATTTATTTTGCCGTTTATCCATATATTTTTTGTTTTGTATTGTGTATATTCTGTATATTTGTGTTAACAAAACCAAATATTATGACAATAACAAACGAAACAATTGGCGAATTGTATTTAAAAAATTCAAACCGTGCCGCAGATTATGCAGGCGCTTTGGGATACAGTCGCGGTTCTTTGAATCTTATTTTACATTATGTAAAAGAAAAAAACATTGAACGCATTGAAGAAATTGCGCATTCAGCTTTGGAAGAAATTGAAGACGTATTTATTAAACACCAAATAAAATAAAATGAATCAGTTAGCAAAATTGGAAAACTTGCGTGACAATGTCCTTTATTGGGAATGGCTTTTTGATATTAGCGACAAATCAAATGCGCGTCAAAGATTAGAAGGTTTAAAAGCTGCACGTCAACATTTAAAAAATCATAAAGCAAAATATTTCCCGCACCTATTACAACAACCAAAAAACAATTTTCCAAAACAACCGTTTATTCCTATGTCAGATTGGACAGAAAAATTTGAAGAATACGGCGATATGTATTAAATTTATAAACCTAAAATAAACCTATGAAATTAGTAAAAATTCAAGCTGAATTAAAAGCACCGAAAGGACAAGTAAACAAATTCGGAAATTATCGTTACCGAAGCGCCGAAGATATTATTGAAGCGGTAAAACCAATACTTCATAAAAACGGTTGTGCGTTGCTTATTAGTGACGAAATTGTGCAAGTTGCTGACCGTGTATATGTAAAAGCTACGGCAATGATTTATGACAATGAAAACCCTGACTTTCAATTTATGTCGCACGGTTGGGCGCGTGAAGAAGAAGTTAAAAAAGGAATGGACGCTGCACAAATAACCGGTTCAGCTTCTTCGTATGCCCGTAAATATGCGCTTAATGGTTTACTTGCAATTGACGATACCAAAGACGCAGACGCAACAAACGAACATAAAGACGAAGTCGGAAATGACAAACGTTTATATTTATTAACTTTGTTGGAATCCACAACTTACGACGAACAGGCAAAAGAAAAATTGGCAATTCGTATTGAAGCATTGACAACAAATGAATCATACGAAAAAGCATTATTAAACCTGCAATCAAACCAAATACAGGACAAAGACCGTATTGCAATGGGTTTAAATTACAATCAATCAGACATTAAAAAAACAACAAAAAGAAAATAATGCGCGAATATACAATTGAAGAACTAACAAATAAAGCGGAACGAATGTTGGACTTTTTACAAAAACCATTGCCAAAAAATGATTCGCCTGATTATCACGACGCATTAATAAAACGTTTAGATACTTTAAATATTGCAATGACACAATCAGGGGAATACAGAACCGCCGCAGAATATAAAATTGAATGCGTTATTGATATGGAAATTGGCGACAAAATACACGAAATAATGGAAGGTAAATTGGCAACGTCAACTGTAAATATGTGGGTTAAAAGCAAAGCGCGTGAATGGTCACGTTTAAAAAGCGCTTTTGACAGAATAAACGCTTCTTCAGTTCACCAAATAGACGCCATTCGTTCAATTCTTAGTTGGGAAAAAGCCAAAATAAACCTTTAAATATGAAACAACAAACTTATCAGGACTTAGAAAATGGAATGCAAAATTTAGTTCCAATAGAACGTCAAATGTTATTGGCTGAAGTTTACCATTATTGTTGGTATTCACCTGAAGCCTATAATGAATTAAAAACATTCTTAAAAAAGTGGGAAAAAGAATGTGAAATTAAAGCCGTATTTTTTAAACCGGAATCAGAAGATTCCACAAACCAAATATAATGTCAGAAGTAAAAAAAGAATCAATCGGCGCTTGGAAGCGCACAACACCAAAAGGCGAAGTAATCAATTTCACAATTAACGGTCAGCGTTATAATATGTGGGTCAATTCTTATAAAGATAAACCTGCGCAACCTGATTTCAAAATTTATGAAGATAATTACGTTGCACCAACAGAAACACAACCACAACAACAATCAAAAAAAGAATTTAAACCTTTGTCTGAAGACGACTTATTTTAATTATGAATGAAGAACTAAAAAATGAATTGGTACAATGTTATAAAAACAGTTTGTCAAGCTTAAAATTGATTCATAAAACGTTAGTTAGTGCGAATGTAATAACAGAAGATTTTGCAGTTAGCAAAGGCGCAACAGACATAAAACCGCATAGGTTGGTTGAATTAGTACAGGACGTTTTTGAAACAGACGTATTGGCTAAGAATAGAAAGCAAACAACAATCTTTGCGCGTAAGGCAACCGCATATATTTTAAGGAAATACACGCAATTGTCTTTGGCTGAAATTGCACCTTTAATTGGTGTCGGCGACCATACAACAGTTATTTACAATATACAAACGGCTTCCGATTTAATGGACACAGAAGATTGGTATAAAGAAAAAATTGAACAAATTGAAGAAGATATTGAAAATTTTAATAACTTTGTAAAGAAATAAATAAACGCGTTATGGTACAACGCAATTAAAAATATATTGGGTCAACGGATTCACGGCAAGTACCATTTGCCGAAGTCCCGCGACCCTTTTTTTATTATGGCAATATTTAGAAAAATACACGTCAGTTTTTGGAAGGACGAATTCATTGAAAGCCTAACACCTGAACAAAAGTTTTTTTATTTGTATTTAATGACAAATGACCGTACAACGCAATGCGGAATTTATGAAATTACAATTAAACAAATGTGTTATGATACCGGGTATAATGAAGACACAATTAAAAAACTAATTGAATTCTTTACGAAATGCGGAAAAATACAATATTCTTTGAAAACAAAAGAAATTGCAATGAAAAATTGGTCAAAATACAATGATTCAACTTCGCCAAAGGTAAAATCCTGTATAAATAAGGAACTTTTGAAAGTAAAAGATACAGTATTGATACAGTATGCATACAGTATGGATACACATACGCAAGAAGAAGAAGAAAAAGAAGAAGAACAAGAAGAAGAAAAAGAACAAATTGATAATAAAACTTTGTTTTTAGATAAAATTGAACCTTTTAAAATTTTATTAGGGGAATCATACCAAGAATTTATTGATTATTGGTGCGAATCTTCAAAAAGTGGTAAATTGCGTTACCAAGCCGAAAAATATTTTGACGTAAAACGCCGGGTTAATACTTGGCTTCAAAACAAATTAAAGTATGGAAATACAAAAATACTGACCCAACCTTTGCAAGTCGCAAACGAATGGAAGACCTTAAAAATTGGGTTAATAGCTAAGGAAGACCTGCCAATTGTTGAAGCATTTAAAGGCGAAAAATTAAATTTAGTTTCACCGGTCACATTAAGGGAAAATTTGGCTTATATTTTTACTTTGATTGGTTTAACACGTTTGCCGGATAAAATGGAATTGGAAGTTATTGAAGATTATATTCGTACAACATATCCTTATTTTACAGTTCAGGAAATGCGAATTGCATTTAAAATGGCGGTTCAGGGACGTTTAGAATGCAATACTGACCATTATGAAAAGTTTTCACCAAAATATATATCCCAAATTATGAATGCCTATAAAGCCAAAGCCAATGAAATTAGAAAAAATTTACCGCCGCCGGAAGAACCGCCTGCAAAACAATTAACAGACGACGAAATTGTTGAATTCACAAAAAATGAATGGTTGACGGGTAAACGCGAAGATTTTAACCGTGTTTTTAATGCTGACAAAGTATTTGGAATACTTTTAAAACAGGGAAAATTGAAATTTACACCTGAACAAATATTGGAAACAATAAAGGTTGTACGTGAAGACAATTTATATAGATTAAACCGATTGAATCATTATGAAGCAAAAGAATTCAGCAAAAAAATAAAAAACGAAGACTTTATTGAATCACAATGTAAAAAATTGGCGTTAGTCAAATATTTTGAAAATATATCAAATTAAATACACACATTACGGGACGGTAAAATATTGTTATACAGACAATTTTATTGATTTTTACGCAAATTATCCTGAAGTTAAAACAAAAGAAAACAGATTATTATTTAAAAAACAATTTTATGAAAAAGTGCAACAAGTGCAAAAAGACAAAGGATTGGGATAAATTTAGAAAAACAAAGCATAATTTAGACGGATATTATGGATACTGTATTGAATGCGCTAAATTAGATTATCAAAAATACCGTGACCGTAAAAAGGAAGGTGTAATAAAAGCTTTTTAAATGGATATTTCAGCAAATGATTTAACAAAGTGGGCGAAGAAAAACCTTGAATATATTGGGTACAGACTAAACAGGGTAATCAATATACCATTTGGAAAACGCAAAGGAACTATCCAAAAGGGTTGGGCTGACTTGCAAGGATACACAGAAAACGGTGTTTATGTAGCAATTGAAGTCAAGAAAATTGGCGATAAATTAAGCATTGAACAAAAGGAACGTTTAAAAGATATTTTTGATTGTGGGGGAATTGTTTATATTTGTACTGAAAAGGATAACAAACCCATCTTAATAGAATGGTCAAAAATGAAATTTTAGCAGAATTTTGGGACTTAAAAGAAGTCAACGACGCATTTGCTAAAATGCAGCCTGAAGAATTGCAGTATGATTTAAAGGCTGAAGTTTTTTTGGTTCTTTGTGAAATGGACGAACAGAAATTAATTGGAATGTACCAACGCAATGAATTGAAATTTTATATTGTGCGAACAATGTTAAATATGATAAAAAGCGACAGAAGTACATTTTATAAAAATTATCGCAATCATATTGAATTTGTTGCAACGGACTTGAACAAAGAAATTCAACGGTTAAATACAGAACCAACGGATTTGATTGATAAACTTGAACAGAACTTGGAAGGGTTACATTGGTATAATAAGGAAATATTAAAACTATATGCAATTGACTTTAAAAAGAATGCAAAGGAATTAAGTCGTAAAACCGGTATTCCATATATGTCAATTGTACGAACGATAAATAAAACCAAAAAACAAATGAAACAAAATATAAGAAAATGATTTTATCAATTATAACCGCAATTTGTGCATCACTATTTATTAACGATATACATAACCTTCCCTTTAAATGGAAAATCAATTTCAAGCCATTTAATTGCGGAAGTTGCTTGGCTGCGTGGCTTGCACCAATACACTATTTCGCACCTGAATTAATACAAAATATTACTTCGTGCATATTTATTGCCGGATTTATAGCGCCAATTATTTCAAAATTAATATGGAATTTATGGAAATAAAACAAGAACACCGCGATTTTTTAGACGCTAATATTAGCAATTATGAAAGCGCGCAAAACGGATATATACGAAATTTGGATTTACCCGAACTTCAAATGTACGAACATATTTACAGGCTATATTTAGACCCAAACTTTTTATTGTCTGTTTGGTGTGGCGCTTGCAAGTTTGAAATGATTATGCGTTTATACAATTGGTATGTGGCGCAGCCTAAACCAATAGAAAATAATGAAGAAGTAATTATTACTTTTATTGTTGAAGAACCAAAGAAACGAGGACGTAAACCAAAAACAAATGGCTAATTATATACACCCAACCGCCATAATTGGCGATAATGTTATTTTAGGCGACAACAATTATATTGGCGCATATTGTATAATAGGTGACCCGGCTGAACATAAAAAGCATTGGAAGAAAAGGGTTATTGCAGGAATTGAAATAAACGAAATTGAACGCGGACAAGTTATTATTGGTAACGGTAATATGATTACCGGAATGGTAACAATTGACGCGGGAACTGAAGAACCAACTATTATTGAAAATGGTTGCTTCATAATGAAACACGCACATATTGGTCACGATTGCCATATAATGAATGACGTAACGATTAGCTGCGGCGCAAAGATTGGGGGACATTCTATTATTGGCGAAAAATCAAATATTGGCTTAAATGCAGTTTTACACCAATTTAGTGTAATTAAAAAAGGTTGTATGATTGGCGCAAGTGCATTTTTCAAAGGTCAATCAGAAAAAGAAATGAAATACGCCGGAGTTCCTGCGCGAATTATAGGTTCAAATATTAGATAATGTATATAGCCGTAATTTTACTAAACCTAAACAGAAACCATTTAGCAAAACGCGTTGTTGACCAAAATTTTAATAATGCGGGATACAATGCGGATTGTTTTTTGGTTGACAATGGAAGTGACGAAGTCCCGTATGATTTATACAATTGGACTAATTGCAATGTTTCAACAAAGAAACGCGGAATTGCCGCAGGTGTTAACGCCGGTTTAAATATGACACGCGCATACGACGGGGTTTGCATATTAGCAAATGACATTCTTTTGCCTGAAAATTGGCTTTTAAAGTGGGTTAATTATTCAAACCTAATACCAAAGACGGGTATTATTGGCATACATTGCGTTGAAGATTTGCCGCCATTGGTTGACGGGATACATAAAGTACATACACCGTTTGGCGATAACTACCTTACAAGGGAATTAATTGATACTATTGGCGGGTACAATGAAGAATACGACCCGTATGGAATGCAAGACCGCGATTATGCAGAACGTGCAACCATTGCAGGATTTACAAATTACTATTTACCCGAATTACATTCTGAACATATCGGACACGACGTTGGAAATAATACAGAATATAGACAAATGAAGGACGAAAGTTTGGCAAGGGCGCAGTCAGTTTGGGAAAAATACCAACCAATTTATCACGAAGAAAAAAACCTATATGCGCATTTTAGCAATAACAAGTAAAACAAGCGGCGTCGGTTATCATAGAATCATTATGCCAATTGTCAATATGCAAAAAGACTATTGTTTAATGACCGATACAATAAGTGAAGAAACATTTGAAGGCAATTATGATATTGTCGTTATGAATCGTATGTTGGAGAATATAACACCCGACCAAATGGACGCTTGGCGAACTAAATATGGCTTTAAATTAATTGTTGACAACGACGATTATTGGTTTTTGGATTCAACACACATTTTACACGAACGATATGTTTTAAATAATGTCAGTCAGCAAATTATAGATTGGATTCGTATTGCAGACCTTTGCACAGTAACGCACGAACGATTGGCTGAAGAAGTAAAGCCGTATAATTCAAATATTGAAATTATCCCAAATGCCATTCCATATGGTGAAGAACAATTTAAAGATTTTAAAAAGGATTCAGACCTTATTCGTTTATTTTGGTCAGGTTCAGGAACGCACGGCAAAGATTTGGAAATATTACGAAACCCAATGAAGCGTATTAATTTTCCTGTTCGTACAGTAATTGCCGGATACAATGAATATGAAAAGCCAATTTGGGACAGTATGATTTGCGCATTCACTAACGGTTTAAAATTAAAACCGACGATTTACAATTATAATGAAGTTACTTCATATATGGCAGCATACGCGGATTCAGATATTTCACTAATTCCTTTGGTGGATTCCAAATTTAATTCAATGAAGTCTAATTTAAAGGTATTAGAAACCGCAGCAAAGAAAAACCCGGCTATTGTTAGCAACGTACACCCGTACAAAGGATTTTATCCCGCTTGTCACGTTAACAGTCAAAAAGATTGGTATTATTGGATAAAACTATTAACCAAAGACAAAGACGCCCGTAAACACTACGGGAATGCTTTGTATGACTATTGCAATAAGAATTTCAATTTACACGAAGTAAACAAACACAGATTCGCTATTTATAGTAAACTAATAGGAAATGCCGGTAATTAAATGTTCAAACGGGAAATATAGAATTGGGTCAGGCGCTTGCATATATGACACCGAAGAAAAGGCAACCAAAGTTTGGCAGGCAATATTGGCTTCAGGCGCTTACGCAGCCGACGAAAACAAAGTTTCAATTGATTTTGACGATACATTGGATACAGAACGCGGAAAAGAATTGGCAAAAAGATTAATCGCAGAAGGAAAAACTGTTTATATAGTTACCCGCCGCCAACAAAGCGCAAGCGAAGAAGTTTATAAAGTTGCGGACGAATTAGGAATTCCAAAAAGCCGCGTTAAATTTACAAATGGCGCTTATAAGTGGGAAACAATAAAACACTACGGCATTGGTACACACTACGACAACAATTCCCGTGAAATTGAATTAATTAATTCCAAAACGACCGCAAAGGGGGTAAAATTCGCGTTTCAGGATTCATACAACGATTATCCCGAAGCTGCGACAAACAACGCTAAAAAGGCTTTAAAATACGCAGAAACAAACGGTTGGGGTGAATGTGGGACACCGGTTGGAAAAGCAAGGGCAAACCAATTGGCAAACAAAGAACCAATTTCACGCGATACGATTGCAAGAATGGCGTCCTTTAAAAGACACCAACAGAATAAAAACGTTCCTTACGAACAGGGTTGCGGCGGCTTAATGTGGGACGCTTGGGGTGGCGACGAAGGGATTGATTGGGCGATTCGCAAGCTTAAACAAATAGATGAAGAAGCACGTTAAGATTTACCTTGAATACTTTGGCTACGGAATAGAAGATTTTATTGCGTGCGAAGTATGCGGGCAAAAGGCGGTTGACATACACCATATTGACGCGCGTGGAATGGGGGGAACGAAAAACGAAGATACAATTGACAATTTACAGGCGCTTTGCCGACAATGTCACGTTGTTATGGGGGATACAAAAACACATTATCAATATTTAAAGGAAATTCATAATAAAGTATTAAACCAATGATAACCAAATCAGGTTTTTCTTATTTAGATAGGGGTTACTTTAGAAGAAAATACCGAATATTAGTAAAAAAATTAATAAAAAAAGGATTAGTTTCTTATGGCAAAAGTAAAATCAGATAGTCGCAAAGTATCATTCGGTAAAAGGAAATGCGGACACGCAAAAAAGTCTTATAATAAACACAGTCCAAAACCAAAAGCATACAGGGGACAGGGAAGATAAAACAAACTGTGGCAAAACTGCGGAATTTATGGCAAAATCAAAAGGAATAGAAAACTTAAAACCATTCGCAAAAGGCGAAGATTCAAGGCGTAACTTGGAAGGACGCCCGCGCAAATATGTAAGCCTATTAAAAGAACAAGGTTACAAATTGGGCGAAATAAACGATTCAATACAGGCTTTAATGTCAATGACACAAAAAGAATTGGAAGCGGTGACAAAGAACCCGGACGCGACTGTACTTGAAATGACAGTTGCAAAGGCAATCATAAAGTCAATGAATAACGGAAGTCTTTATTCAATGGATACTTTACTTTCACGCGTTTACGGTAAACCAAAAGAACAGGTTGACGTACAACAGGATTCACGAATTGAAGTTGTATTTGTTGACGGCAAAACAATTTTGTAATATAAACGGCGTATCTTTACATTATGCGCATTGAGTTACCAACACCACATTTAAACCAAAAGCAAATATTGGATTCCAATAAACGATTCATTGTCGTTATGTGCGGACGTCGTTTTGGTAAGTCTGAATTGTCGCAAATACTTGGAATCACAGAAGCTTTAAAAGGCGGGTCAGTTGCATACGTTACACCAACATACGGATTGGCACAGGTATTCTTTGAACGCCTGACAAAAACATTGCCATTTAAAAACAATATTTCAAAGCTTAAAATCTATTGTCCCAACGAAGGTTCAATTGAATTCTTTACAGG